GGACGTAGCCAAAGTCCCAGCCCCGGATCACCGGGAGGCCGACGATGGGCTCGAGCTTCGCGACGTGGATCTGCGGGTCGAAGCCGTCGAAGACGGGCGAGCCTTCGGGGAGGAACCCCCACTGCCCGTGGAGGTACTTCTCGCGCCACGCGGGAGGGTACTGCTCGAGTTCGCGCACGTAATCGGGGGGCAGGTGCTCCGCGTTGTCGTACGTGCTGCTGTGGAAGACCTCCTTCCCGGGACGCGCCTGATCCACGAACCAGCGATGGAGAAAATGATCCTCGTCGGGCGGGTTGGTCGCGAGGTACATCCGCCGCGGGCCCCGCTGGCCGCGGAGCCGGGCGATCAGCGCCAAGAACTCGCGCTCCTGGACCTCGATCGCCTCGTCGATGGCGATCCGGTCGAACTCCATCGAGCCCAGCTTTCGGTAGTCATCGAGCACACGAAAGAGCGTGCGCGACCCGTTGTGGAGCTCGACCTCCTCGCGACCCTCCGACTTGTACTCCTTCCGGATCAGCGCACGCGGCACCCAGTCGAAGAAGGTTTGCTTCGTCGTGTCGCGGAGGCTGGGGTAGTAGCGGCGGAAGATCACGCCCGTCGAGCCGGGATGCTCGAGGGCGAGCAGCAGATCCTCGACCACCAGGCTGACCGTCTTTCCCGATCCCGCCGCGCCCAGCAGCAGCTTGTACTTCGCGGGCGAGGCGTGGAACGGGGCCTGGCTCTTGTTCGGCACGTACGGCGCGCCGGTCGGGCCGATGAGTGGGACGGCACTCATGGCGGGGTCACATCGACCGGCGGGCGGGGGACACCGTGGGAAAGGTTGATTTGCACGGGGGTGCTCGTCCCCTTCTCTGCCGGGATCAGCACGCGGACGAGCGCGCCGAGGACGGCGGCGACGTCGGACGCTTTGCCGGTCGAGAGAATCGAGCGGACGTGGTTCACGACGTCGGGCTCCTGGAGGACGCCCAAGTAGGTCGTGAGGAACGCGGCGCGCTGGTTCGAGAGCCGCCCGCGTGGATCACGCGGGATCGGTGGCGGTGCGGTCGCGAGTGGCGGGCGACCGCGTGGACGCAGTGGCAGCGGTGTCGGGTTCTTCGGCTCGTCGCCGTCGCCGTGGCCGTCCATCACCGCCTCAGAGGAAAGGCACTGGGCGGGCTGACGAAGCGCCCGCCCAGGTGCCCGGAACGCGGTCACCACCAGCCTCTGCCCAGTCTGATGGTGCCGCCATCGTGATCACCGCTTGTTCACAGCCGTGCTCTTGAGACACATCCCTGATTTTCCCGTGCCTTGACGGCGCATGTAGCGTTTGCTACGGGCGTTGTCCACAGTAGATCCACAAGGACGCGCTGCCCCGCGCTCCATGGAGGAGGGGTCATGGCGCGTCGTGGAGGGTCAGCCGCCGCCGCTGAAGACAGCGGCAGTAGCGCCGCCGATCTCGCCAGCGAGGTCGAGTCACTGAGCCCATCGGAGTCGCGCTTCAGCGACCCCGTTCGTGATTCATCGTCTGAGGAAGCGCCTGGGTCGCCTCCTCCTCAACCGTCCGCGCCGCCGGCAGGACCGGAGCCTGGCGGCGGCGTCGAGACGGTCGCCCCCACTGCCCCGCCCACCCCCGCGTTCGATCCCCGACAGGAGATCGAGCAACTGCGCCGCGAGCTGGGCATCCAGCAGCAGCGCAGCGGGTTGCTCGAGCGGGAGCTGCAGTTCCGCGCCGCCGCAGCGATGGAGCAGGCGGCGGCTGCGCAGCCACAGCAGCAGGTCGATCCCGTCCTGCAAGAAGTCTTGGACATCCTGCAGGTGAGCGAGGACGACCTGATCGAGGTCTTCCAGGGTGGTGCCAAGGGCGCGCAGATCGTTACCCGCGCGCTGCAGGCGACCGCGCTCCTTGCCATCCAGGCAGCGGAGAAGCGACTCGTCCAGTACTACCAGCGCGATCAGGGCGCGCGGCAGCAGGCGCAGGTCGTGGAGACGCGGGCGGGCCAGATGCACGACGCCTTCTGGACGAATTTCCCGGAGCTCTACGATCACGCGGTCATCGTCCAGCACTACGCCGCGCAGGTGGCTGCAGAGCAGGCGCAGGCTCCCCGCTTCGACTGGGAGTCGGCGCAGCGGGAAGTCGCCGCACGGACGGTGAACCATCTGCGACAGGTCTACGGCCTGAATGTCACGCTGGGCGCAGCCCCGCAGGGGAACGGCTACGCGCGGCCGACGCTCCAGTCGCGGCTGCGGCCGGCGTTCGGAGAGATGGGGACGGGTGCCGCGCGACCGGGCAATCCGTCCGCGCAGACGCAGCTCACCGCAGAGATCCTCGATCTGGCGCGATAGCAAACGACACTTGTTGAGCGGTCGCGCCTGCCCGCGCGTCCGGACGGAGGAGCAACATGGCCGTTCTGGGCATGCGAGGCACGGGGACGTTCAGCAGCGTCGAGCGCCCACAAAACTGGCGTCAGGGGATCCTGCTGTACTTCCCGAACGGGGATGCGCCGCTGACGGCGTTCATGTCGAAGCTGAAGGATCAGCCGACCGACGATCCCCAGTACCACTGGTTCGAGAAGGGACTGCCCATCCAGCGCGGCACCATCCGGGGCGCAGGCGCTGCGGATGCGCCCGCCGACGATGCGACCATCGCCGCTGGCGGCACCGCCGATGCGTACTTGAAGATGTACCCGGACGGCGTCAACGCGAACGACGTCTCGATCTACAAGGTCGGCCACGTCGTCTTCAACGAGAAGACGGAGGAGGCGATGCTGGTGACGGCGGTCACCGCCACCTCGATCCGCGTACGTCGGGACATCGGTGACAAGTTCGTCACCAACCCCGCGATCACGGGCGGCGCGGTCGGCATCGGGGACGGACTCGTCATCATCGGCACGGGCAACCCCGAAGGCGCGCTGCTGGGCAATGCCATCGCCTACAAGCCGGTGCGGCAGTACAACTTCACCCAGATCTTCCGCACGCCGCTGTCGCTCACGCGCACGGCGCGAAAAACACGGCTCCGCTACGACGACGAGGGCCCGTACCGGGAGGCCAAGCGCGAGGCGCTCCAGATCCACTCGATCGAGTTGGAGAAGGCGTTCCTCTTCGGAGAGCGCGAGGAGATCATCTCGCTCACCTCGGCGTCCGGCCCGCTCGACATCACGTCCCAAGGACAGCCGCTCCGCACTACGCGGGGATTCCTCAACTGGCTCCCGGCGGTGACGACCACCGCGATGTCGGTCAACACCGACCTGAGCCAGTTCAACCCCCCCGGATCGCTCACCGAGAAGCTCTGGGATCAGTTCTTGGAGGTCGCCTTCCGCTACGGCTCACGCGAGAAGCTCGCGTTCGCCGGCAGCGGCGCGCTGCTCGTCTTGAACGAGATGGCGAAGAACAAGGCCCGCATCGAGCTCGCGCCGACCGACGACACCTACGGCTTCCACCTGATGCGCTACATCACCCCGTTCGGCACGCTGCTTCTCTACAACCACCCCTTGATGACCGACAACCCCACTTGGCGCTACGATCTCTTCGTGATCGATCCGGACAAGCTCGTCTACAGGTTCCTCGACGACACACGGTTCTTGCGGAACCGGCAGTCGCCTGGTGAGGACGCGTCGCGCGACGAGTTCCTGACGGAGTGCGGGCTCGAGGTCCACTGCACCGGCACCACCCCGGATGCGAACTCGCCGTCGACCGTGCCGCTGCAGAGCGCGCATGCGCGTCTCAAGGGCATCCGGGAGTACGGAGGCTAATCCGATGGCTGCTGGCGATGCCTCGAGCGGGGTCCGCTGGAACAAGCAGACCACGCCCGGCCAGGTGAACAAGTCGGCAGGCTTCGACGCCTTCCGTCGCGATGTGGCCGACATGCCCGAATCCGACTGGGACGACTTCATGCAGGACGCATCGCCCGCGCCGAAGTCACAGGCGTCTCGTGCTCCGACCGAGGATGAGCGCAGCCGGGGCTTCGTCCGTGGGCGTGGAGGAGACTGATCATGGCGAAGAGCAAGCACCCTTCGGGTGAGGAAGAGGAGCATCTCCCACCCGACGACGAGCCCGAAGAGGAGAAGCCGTCCGACGAGCCTGCGGAGGGGACGCGGCGCGAAGGCCCGCCGCCCGCACCACCGACTGATGCGCCAATCCCGCCGCAGAATCTCCCGAAGGAGGAGAAGGGAGAGTCCTGATGGCACTCGGCGCGAACGCGACCTTCACCGCGACCATCGACCAGGGTCGACGGATCTTCAACATCAACAACGGCGCGAAGCTCGCGACGCTCGACATGGGCCTGGTGACCGCCGCGAGCGTCATCGTGGCGGGTGCGATCACGCTCGACTCGACGGACTTCCGGCGCATGGGATTCTCGAAACTGCTCGCCGTCATCCACGCGAGCGCCTGGACATCCGGCGCGGCCTTCGTGCCGCTCAACGCCATCTGGGACGGCAAGACGAACAAGATCATGGTCTACGATCTCCTGGGTGCGGCCCTGACGGCAGCGGCCATCGGCAATGGTGGCACGCTCCGCATGGTCATCCTCGGGATGTGAGGAGAACTTCTATGGCACGCAACGTCGGTGACGGCACCGGAACGAACGCGGTTCCCGAAGATCAGGGGCTGACGGCGGGCGAAGATGCCATGCCGGAAAACCCCGCGAGCCCATTCGACTCGAATCGGGGGGGACGCGGCCCGGAGGTCCAGCCCGCGCGCGACACGCCTCTCGGGGGAGAGTGACGCACACGCCGCCCGTCTGACGCCCAGCGGGCGCTGTGGCGGGCGGAAGGCCGCACGCCATGGCGACGCTCAATTCCCTTCGGAACGACCTCCGCACCTGGACGGCGACGCACGCCAACCCGGCCGTCCTGCCCGATGCGATCTGCGACGAGTGCATCAACGCCGCCATGCGTCTCATGGAAGAGGCGCACCTCTGGCGGGGTGCCGAGACGACGTCGGTGGCGCTCTCCTACGCCGCGAACACCGAATCCATGTCGCTCCCGGTGGACTTCGTCGCGCAGAAGGCGATCTACCAGCAGACCGATACGGGCTCGATCCCGCTGCTCGCCTACATGGAGAAGACGCTGCGGGACGAGTGGATCCGGGTCGAGAAGCCGGTCGAGGGACTCCGCGATCCGGAGTACCCGCAGGTCGCCCCTCCCGGCGCGCCCATCGGCTGGCCCGTCCAGTATGCGATCTGGCGACAGTCGCTCTATCTCCTGCCGGTGCCGTCCGTCGACCTCCAGCTCGTCCTCGACTACTACCGCCAGCAGCTCCCGCTCTCCGCGCCAACGGACACGAACTTCTTCACGGAGCGGTATCCGCACGTGCTGCGCATGGGCGGGCTCGCGGACGCCTACGCCTATCTGCAGGAAGACGAACGCTCGAGCGTTCACCGCCAGATGTTCGAGAGCATGTTGGCGAGAGTGATCCTCGACGACAAGACGACCATGCTCGCGGGGGGCAGCACCTCGCGGGGAGCCTGATCGGTGGCTGGCGAGTGGGTCACCGTACCCACGTTCGGCGGCGGGTTGAACTTCAACGCGCTCCCGTCAGCCATCGCGGAGAACGAGTGGTCGTGGTGCAACGGCTTCCTGCCTGACGAGCAGGGGGCCATCCCACTCCCGATCTACCAGGAGCTGATCCCAGCATCGTTCTTCTCGGGGAAGTCGCCGGCGCAGACCGTCTTCGGCATCCTGATGAATCCCTTCAATCCGGCGACGGCGTTGCTCATCCTGACGTACGACACCACCGGGGCCGATCCCGCGCCGATCTACTTCTACAAGTCGGACGGGACGACCACGGGGACGACGGAGATCACCTGGGACGGCGTCGGGAGTCGGCCCACCCGCTACACGGCGCACCAGACCGCCGCCATGAGTGCATTCCTCGACGGCTGGCTCTGCATCACGGTCGGCAGCGGTGACGTCGGCTACTCGATCCTCCGCTGGAATGGCGGTGCGACGTATTCGACGTTGATTCCGAAAGATGCGGCGGGGGCGAATCTGCCCACGTTTCGGTGCGCGTACCTCGTCTCCTTCGGCGGCTTTTTGATTGGCGCTGCGTGGGGCACCTCGCAAGCGGACATTCGCCGGGTCAAGTTCAGCGACTCGAACTCGACGACGGTCTGGACGCCTGCGATCTCGAATGCCGCCGACGACGTGGTCCTCGATGACTCCGTCTCGGGCATCGTCGGGCTCGGGCTCTTGAACGGGAACGCGCTGGGGATCTTCACCCGCGCCGCGCTCTACGCCCTCGCACCGACGGGAAACATCCCGCCCTTCACCCGCTCGTACGCGGGCATGTTCCCGGCTGCAGACGGTGGGTCGAAGCAGGGAGCGTCGACCGCCTTCTACGCGCAGACGACGCCGATGATCGGGGAGACCCCGTACGGCACGGCGCACCTCGCCTACTCGAACGTCTACATGAGCCTCGAGAATCCGATCGGTACGAAGATCTGGCGCTTCCTCGCCTACCAGATCGACCCGCCGACGAATCTCCCGCAGACGGTGCCGCGACTGATCTGGCACCACCGGATCCGGGCGCTCATCGTGCCGACAATTGCGCACCCCTCTCCGAACGACGGGTTCTTCTACTACAATCCGCTGACGGAGGGCTGGGGCTGGCAGCATCTGGAGAATCGGACCATCGGGCGTGATCACACGCTGGTGCATATCGGGACCGGCGTCGGCGCTCCCGCATGGACGCACATCGTGGTCGACGTCAACGGCAACGTTCTGGGCGAGCTGCTGCCGTCCAATCCTCGCCCCGGCATCTACGTCGATAGCAAGGATTTCGCGATGCCGGCGGATCGCTACATCGACGCGATCAAACTCGATTGGGAGCCACTCTTTCCCAGCACGATTCTGCAAGTGAGCTGTCTCGCACGCGAGGGCATCAACGACGGGCTCACCGGACAGACCGCCGTCTACGGCACACCGGGCTACGAGCAGAACCTGACGAACCTCTTCGCGAACGTGCCCGACTGCCAGCGGTGCCGCCTGTCGCCCGGTGGCAGCGAGAACGCGATCCGGGCACGTGGGAAGTACATCCGCTTCCGGTTCGAGGTGCTCCAGGGCCTCGCCCGGATTCGCGGCTTCGCCTTCCGCCAAGCGATGGCGAGCGACCGGTTGACGAATGCCCGCCTGATCGTCACGCCGTACGCGGCGGGACAGTGGAACGCCATGGCGTGGAACCAGCGGAACTGGAGCGCGATCTGAGAGGGGAGAGGGAATGGCCACCATCCAGCGACCGGTCAAAACGTACGGCACTCGCACCTATGTCGCCGAAGTTGCCGCCGCACCGGGGAATCAGGATCCGATCCTCGCGAATGAGGTGGATGGAGACATCGATACCATCTACAGCGCGTGGAACGGCGGCGCGGACACCGTCAACATCAAGGACGGCGCGATCAGCCGGGCGAAGTTGAGCACGACCGACGTGACGCCATCGCTGCCTCCGATCCCGATTGCGACCGATGCGAACAAGACGGTCGTGGTGAATGCCGCCGGGAACGGGCTCGTCCTCGGGACGGGCGGCACGTTTGCCGGGGCGACGCCGCCCGCGACGCCGCAAGTGGGACAACTCTGGTGGCGCAGCGACCCGGACGGGAACTTGTTCATCTACTACGACGACGGGAACTCGAAGCAGTTCGTCCCCGCCGTGCCGTCGTCGGTCGGCCCGTGGAGCGTGTCGGGCGCGACGCTCACGCCGACCGATGCGACGAAGACCGTGGCACTCGCTCCAGTTACGAACGCACTGCAATGGAGTGCGGGACTGGTGAAAGGTCGCCTCATAGATCAGGCGAGTGGTGATATCCAGTGGCGAGTCAACAGCAATGCCGCCGGCACACAGGATGATGCCACAAAATCGTCGTGGCTCTTACGTATGGGGCCAGTGGCCGGGGATACATTCGCTATATATCGAGCGCCAGCAGGAACGAGCGTATTTCAAAACTTTCTGAGTCTTGACACCACGGGTAAGTTCAACATTCCCCAGAACCTCGACCCGGCAATTTGGATTGGCGCTGGGGGAAGTACGACGAAAGCTGGTCTCAGTTGCTCTGGGGATTGGGTGCAGTTGCACCAGAATAATCCGTGGAACCCAGAGGATGCGAATAAACCGTCGTGGGCACTCCGGTTGAATTGTGCCGCGGGGGCTGACGTTGCACAGATCATCCGTCGTGCCTCTGGCGCGGCGGCGGGTACAGTGACGGCCTCGTTTCAGATGGACCAAGCTGGCGGGTTGTATATCACGGGCAGTGTTGGGCAGAAGGCCAGCGGGACGACGTGGTCGAATCCCTCTGACCCGCGCTTGAAGAAGAACATCACGAAGTACGCACGCGGCCTCTCCGAGATTCTCCAACTCGAACCGATCAGCTACACGCTCAAGCAGCACGACATCGATACCTGTGGCTTCGACGCGGAGCAGGTGCGCGCGGTCTTCCCCGAATGCGTGAGCACCACGAAGATGAAGCTTGAGCCTGACGATGAGGAGGAGACGGAGGTACTGACGCTCGACATCCACCCGATCTTGATCGCGCTAATCAATGCTGTGAAGGAGCTCGCCAATGGCCGCGCTTGATTTCCCCAATCCTCCGTTGACCGTGGGCCAGCAGTACGCCGGCACGAACGGTGTCATCTATCAGTGGGATGGCACGGTCTGGACGGTGCCGCTGGGCGGGACGGACCCGTGGACGGTGTCGGGCGCGACGCTCACGCCGACCGATGCGACGAAGACGGTCAGCATCCCAGGTGGGGCGGCGGGGGCTGGTGGTGCATCACTGATCCTTGGGAGCAATACGGCGAAAGCGCGGCTGCAGACGAACAACGCGGCAGCGCTCCCGGCTTATGTGACACTCAGTACGAACCGTGATTCGATTGCCGGCACGCAGGACGATGCAACGAAATCCTCATGGGGCCTCTCGTTGAATGCGGCATCCGCCAATGATAGCGCAACTATCTGGCGTCAACCGGCGGGCGGGACGGCGACGAACTTCGTGTCCGTCTTGAGTGATGGATCGCTCGTTCTGCCGGCAGTTTCAGGACAGCCCGCTACGATAGTCGTAGGGAATCGCACCGCGAAAAGTCGGTGGCTTGCGCTGGGAAACCTAGACTTGAGCCAGTTGACGCATAACTGGGCAATCGCAGCGGACAATACCACGGGGAGCCAAGACGACGGCACGAAATCATCGTGGATCATGCAACTGAATGCGGGTGGCGATGTATACCGCATATTGCGCGCCCCCGCAGGCAGTACGACACCAGCGATCCTGCTCACGCTCGACAGCTCGGCCAACTTCAACCTGACCGGCCCTACGGTGGGCACCACGGGGAATCTTACGATCAATGGCAACACCGCGACGAAGAATACCGGCACGGCGTGGGTCAATCCCTCCGATCCGAGGTTGAAGACCGACGTCATCGCCTACGCCAAGGGGCTCGCGGAGATCGTGGCGCTCGACCCGATCGAGTACACGCTCAAATCCATGCCCAACGGGCCGCGCTGCTACGGGTTTGATGCCGAGAAGGTGCGCGCCGTGTTCCCCGAATGCGTCACCGAAACTCGCATGAAGCTGGATCCCGCCGACGAGGAGGAGACCGACGACGTCCTCGTCTTCGACATGCATCCGATCTTGGTCGCGCTCGTCGGTGCGATGAAGGAAGTGAGTGCGCGGCTCGCCGCGCTGGAGGCACGATGACCCGTGACGATTTGACCCGACGCCTAGAACTCCTGACCGACCGCTTGATGCGGCAGCGCCTCCAACTGCAGGAGGCGCAGCGGATGGCGCGCGACTGCGAAGCCGCGTGTCACCAACTGGAAGGGGCCATCGGCACCGTGCGGGAACTGCTCGAGGGCGAGCCGGTCGGTGAGCCGGTGAGCCCGAACGGCGCAGACCCGGAGATGCCGTCTGGATGAACACGATCAAGGTCACCGGGACGGGTAGCATCGAGCAGCGCCTGAAGGCGCTGGAGCAAGCCGTCAACTACGGCGAGGTCGTGCTGCCCTTCAACCTCGGGGACGGTGGTGGTGGCGCTGGGGAGCCGGGACCACCGGGCCCGCAGGGACCGGCGGGGCCTGCCGGTCCAGGTGTGGCGGCAGGCGGGACGACAGGCCAAGTGTTGGAGAAGCGGACGGGGACCGACTACGACACGGTGTGGGCCGATCCGCCGGTCTCGGAGGGCCTCACGGGGACGTGGAACTACAAGGGCTCGACCGGGATTGTCGATCCAGGTACGCGCAATGTCGGCCTAGATTCCGCCGCAGCGCCCACGGTGGCCGTGTTCTCGACCACGACAGTGCCCGGGAACGATGCCCGCAACGTCCTCGTGACCACGGAGCCCGGCGACATCCTCGTCGCGCAGCAGCGGGACGACGCATCTAAATGGGCGCGATATCAGGTCCGCGCCCCCGTCGTGGATCACGGTGTCTGGTTCGAGATACCGGTGACGGTGATCTCCGGCGGTACGGGTGGGGGTCCGACGCTCAACGCGGACATCATCGTCCAATTCCAGCGGTCGACGACGGCGGCGGCGCTGGCCTACCGCCACGTCCAGGCGTCGGCGGCGACGACGTGGTCGATCACGCATAACCTATCCTTCCGGCCCAACGTGACGGCAGTGGACTCCACGGGTCGTGCGATCTGGCCGGGCGCACTCGACTACACCAGTACCACAGCAGTCCAGCTCACGTTCTCGGCGGCGGTCGCGGGCGAGGCGTATTGTAGTTAGGGGGCGCGGTCATGCCGACCATCTACGGTGCCGTCGATCTGGTGAAGAACGAGCTGCGCAATGCCGTGATGCAGAATCTCGGCACTGCGCCCAGCGCGCCGGTCAAGGGGTTGATGTACTTCAACTCCGCCGACAACACCTTCTACTGGTACGACGGCACGCAGTGGGTGGCGGCGAAGGGCTCGACCATCGCGCCAGCGACCACCGTCACGACCCAGGCCATCGGGGATGCGCCCGTCGTCGGCACGCTCACCAGCTACGCCCGCGAGGATCACAAGCACGGCGAGCCGGCCTTCGGGGCGGTGACCGCGCAGACCACCTTCGGTGCGGCGTCTGGCAACGGGAGCGCCGCGACACTGCCGCGCTCCGATCACACGCATGGCACGCCGGTCCACGACAACGCGGCGCATGCGGCGATCAACCACTCTGCGCTCGCGCCGCCGACGGCAGACGTGAGCTGGGGGGGCTTTAAGCTCATCAATCTGGGGAACCCGACGCTCTCCACCGACGCGGCCAATAAGGGCTATGTCGATAACGCGATCAACGGACTGAGTTGGAAAGACACGGTGCGGTGTGCCTCGACCGCCAACGTCAACGTCGCCGCCGGAGGCAACCAGACCATCGATGGCGTGCTGACGGTGACGGGCGATCGGGTGCTGTTGAAGAACCAGACGGCACCTGCTGAGAATGGAATCTGGATCGCAGACACGAATCCGTGGGTGCGTTCGCAGGACGCTGACTCAGAATCCGACCTCCTGAACGCCGCGGTATTTGTCTCGGCGGGCACGACGCAGGCGGACACCGCGTGGGTGATGACCACGAACGCGCCGATCACCGTGAACACGACGGCGCTCACCTGGGCGCAGTTCGGGGCACCGGCGAGCTACATCGCAGGTGCCGGCCTCACCTTGACCGGCAATACCTTCGACGTGGGGGCCGGGACGGGCATCACCGTAGCCGCTGACTCCGTGGCGGTCGACACGACCGTCATCGCGACCCAAGCGTACGTCAACACCGCCGTCACCGGGATGGCGAAGAAGTTCGCCGCCGCACTCACCGGCACCGCCTCGCCGGAAACGGTGACACACAATTTGAACACGAGAGATATCCACCTCATGGTCTACAATGGTGCGTCTCCCTACACCGCCGTCGAGGTCGACTGGGACGCCGCCACCGTCAACACGGCGACCGTCAGGTACAATCCGAATCTCGGGGCGGGCTATCGCGTGGTGGTGATGGGCTGATGCGCGCCTACGGCATCACCAACGCCGCGCCCTACGCGACCGCCCCGGCGGTCGGCGTCGCTGGCGACAGCTATTGGAACACGACGACGAAGACCCTCTACGTCTCCGATGGCACGTCCTGGATCGCCACGGGACCGGTCGCCGCGTCGGGCGTGACAGCGGGCACGTACGGCAGCACGACCCGGATTGCGCGCATCACGATCAACGCCGAGGGGCGGATCACGGCGGTGACGGAAGTGAAGCCCACCGCGTTCTGGGGATGAGCGGTGGCGTCGATCTCCGCGACGACGCCCACAGCGGTCGGTGGCTTCTCGATCCCGTGGGACCAGCTCCGGAAGCTCCTGCCCGACGAGCGGTGGGCGCTGTACGGCGCTGGCTATGTCGTCCTGGGCGGGCCCGCCGTCATCGCGAGCATCACCTACCAGAAGGACGACGGCACGCTGATTACCTTGGGGACGAAGACGTTTTCGAGTAGTGGGAAGGTGGAGATGGGACCGTATCCGCTGCGTGGACAGTTCGCGGAGGCGGCAGGCGTGCCGCAGGAGAACATCATCACCGTCGCCTTGCAGGGCGCGCTCGCCTCGAGCGGCACCGCCGCCTCGATGACGCGCTGGACGCTCTGGCTCCGGATGTCCCCCCGCAACGTATGATCAACATCTACGAGATCGTGACGCCGGCGCAGTTCGGCCTCCTCGCGGAGGAGCTCCGCGCGACGATCCCCTCGATGGCGCAGGAGTTCGAGCGGGACAAGACGGTCGAGGAAGCCTGGATCGATTTGACGAAGTATCTCGCGCAGCGTCCGCACGCCGGGATCTGGGTGGCGCTGGAGGACGGGGCCCTGACAGCGTGGTCGGCCGCGAAGGTGTACGTCGACCTCCCGAACACGATCACCGCCGCCGTCACCTGGGCCTGGGCGCGGGCGGGTGCCGGCGAGGCCCCGACGCTCTTGGGTGACGTCATGTGCGCGTGGGCGCGGGGGCACGCCGCGACCGCGCTCTACGCGGCCAGACGGACCCGACTGGATGCCTACGCTCGGTGGGTGGGCAGGCATGGATACGTTTTCGATAGGGTGATATTCGTCCGCAGGCTGACGGAGAACGCCGCTGCCCCGGCGCTCGAGGAGGGTGCTTCCCATGAGCTTCGGTGGCAAGGGGTCGAGCTACCAGTGGGAGAAGGGCGTGTCGGCGCGGAGGGCCCCGGCGCGCCTCCAGATGCCGTACGACCAGCTGGTGCGCGGGCTGATCGGCCAGATGGCGGAACCCCCGGAGACGGCGATCTCGACACCGCTCCAGCAGGCGATCTCAAACCTCCAAAGCGGCGACGTCGGACGCGCGTACGGACTCGGCGGCGGGATCGCCAGTCGGCTGTCGGGACAGGCGATGGACACGGGCGCGACCGGCGGCGGGTCAACGGGGTCCGCTGGCGGGACCGCACCTGGATTCCGACCGGGGTCGTTCCTCCCCGGCGCGGAAGGCGGGCAGCAAGGCCTCCAGACGCGTGAGCAACTCGGCCTCCCGGCGCGCGAGTCGTACTTCCCATTGACGCCGACGAAGGAGGACATCGAAGCCATCGGGATGGCTCCCGTCCGCTCGCAGGTGAAGCAGCGAAACGTCCTCCAGAATCAGATCGATCGCCTGCAGGCCCGGATGAATGTGCGCGAGGCGATGGGCAAGCCGACCGAGAAAGTATCGAAGAAGCTCGAGAAGGCGAAGATCCGCAAGGAGGCGCAACCCACAGGACCGACCTACCGACCCTAGGAGCAGGCGATGCCCTTCCTCGCAGCGATCGTTCCCGCCCTTGCCGCCGCAGGAAGCGCGGTGGGTACGGGTGCGGCAGCGGCGGGGAGCACGCTCGCCGGCCTCGCTGGCACCGTAGGGAGCGCGCTGGGGAGCGCCCTCGGTGCTGGCGGCGCAACAGCGGTCCCGGCAGCAGCAGGAGTCGGCACCGGCCTTGCGACCGCCGCACCAGCGGCGGCAGGTGGCCTCGCGACTGCTGCGCCTGCCGCTGCAGGAGCGACTGGACTTGGCGCAGCGGGCGGGGCGGGAGCTGCTACGCCGCTCCTCGCCGCCGCAGGCCCGGAGGCGGGTACGCTCGCATCGGGACTCTCGACGCCGCTTGCGGCAGGCCCCGCTCCGCTGCTGTCGGCAGGGGCTCCCGGTGCCGAGGCAATCACCGCAGGCGCGAGCGGGGCGACGTCACCGGTCACGGTGACAGCCGAGATGACGCCCCAGATCGCGCCAGCGACGCCGTCGACTACCCTGCCACCGGCTGCGGGGACAACGGCTAGCCCCTCGAGCAGCACCGGGTTCTGGTCGCATCCGCTCCAGTCCACGAACACCTTCCTCCGAGAGAACGAGCCGATCCTCAAGGTGTTGCAGAGCGGGACGCAGATGGCTGGTGGACGACGCGGGGGCGGCACGACGCAGCAACTCACGCCTCGCCCACAACTCCCGGCGGTGACTCCCCCGCCGCAGCTCGACCGACTCGCGTTCCTCCGCGCGTTCGGGATGCAGGGGTGACCTGAATGGCTGGCGGCGGCGGGGGACAGTCGATGCTGGGCGGTTTGATGTCCCAGATGAACAATCCGTTCAGCGGGGACGTGCAGAGTGCCCTCGATCCGATGGGGATCTTCTACAAGCCGCCGCCACCGACGAAGCCCTTCCTCGAGGCACCAGAGGCGCTCCCGACGATGGCGACGCCGCAATCGACGGATCGGCTCGCGTTTCTCAAGTCGTTCGGACTCCAAGGATAAGGAGCAGACGATGGCACAGACCAACCCACCGATAGGATCGAGCCCGCTTGCGAACATGGGCCAACAGCCGAACATGGCGAACCTTGCCAACCAGCTCCAAGGTCAGGTCTGGCGCGGCCCGGTGCCTGGGCAAACACCACAGCAGGGACTAGGTGGTGCACTCGGCTCGATGGGATCGCCCGGTTCCTCGACTGGCGTGGCACAGAGTCCGAACAACGCGCAGCTCGCCAATCAGCTCGCCGCACAGATGGGGGGCCAACAACGCCAGAACCCCTTCGCCGGTCAACTCGGTGCGCAGATGGGGGCGGGTGCGGGACAGCCAGCGAACATGGCGAACATGGCGGGGCAGCTGCGAGCACAGATGCGACCGGGACGGCTGAACACGATGCAGCCGATGCCGCCCATGGGGGCACCGGGACGCGGGCCGGGACAGGGAAAGGGTGCCGGCAATCCCGCGCAGATGCAGGCGATGAAGCAGCAGATCGCGCGACTGCCTGGTGCGCCGAGGTAAGATCCGATGGCGCAGAAGAAGAAGCCTGCTGGTGCGCCGGCACAGGGTGCGGGTGGCCAGAAGGCGGCGGGACAAGCGGCCCCGCCGTCGAAGCCGAAGGCGCAACCGCAGCCGAAGCAGCCGAAGCAGAAGGCTCCGGCAGGCGCGCCAGGACAGGGCGCGGGTGGGAAAGCTGGACAGCCCGCGCAGCCGAAGGCGAGGCCACTCACCCAGCAGCAGACGAAGGGACTCGCAAAGGCGCAGGCGGGCGGCAACGAAGCCCAGTACCTCGCGAAGCATCCAGGCGTCGCGAAGCACCAGCAGAAGATCGGAGCCGCGCCTGCTGCGGCACCGGGCGCTCCTGCCCCGACACCGGGTGCGCCCGCACAGGGCGCGGGCGGCAACAAGGGCAACGCGGTGAACGCTGCGACGCAGCCGCCCGCACCGGGCACGGATACGGGGGCCACGCCCGGCGCGAGCGCCGACACGACCGGACAGGGTGCCGCTGCCGCTCCCACGGTACAGGACATCCTGAACAAGCAGTACGGGTCCAACGCCGCGCAGACCTTCCAGCAGGACTGGTACGGCGGCAACCCGCTGACGACGGCGTCGGCGGCGGCGAATCGTCTCCTTGGGCAGAATCTCGCGGACGTTCGTGCGCGCTACGCCGGCAGCGGCTTCGGGAACTCGGCGCGCGAGGCGCTTGCGGAAGGGACGGCAGTGGGCGACGTGGCGACGAATCTCGGCGCGAACCTCGCGCAGTTGGGGACACAGGTGCGGGGAGAGGATCTCAACCGGCTCGCGAACATGTTCCAGACCGCCGGTGAGCAGGACATCCAGCAGAAGCAGATCGGAGCCGATCTCAACCAGCAGCTCGCGAACCTCGGCACCGGCATCACCGGGATCGGCGCGAGCGAGCAGCAGATCCCCGGTGCCGAACTCATCACGACGCTGCTGACGAACATGTCGCAGCAGCCGACGTTCTCGCAGGGCGCGCAGAAGCAGCCGAGGAAGTGAAGCGATGGCTGTCGCGATCAGTCCAGTAGAACCGCCTCCAAGGCTGCACTGGTCAGGGGGTGGTGGCGGGGGATCGTCGCCGGGAGTGCAGGATTACATCCAGGGACTGCAGATGCTGGGCGGGATCCTCGCGCTCCCGCGTAGCGCGCAGTACGCACAGGAAGATGTGCTGCAGAAGCGGGCGATGCTCAGGGACACGGGGCTGACGGAGGCCGAGATCAACAAGATGCTCCCCGATGCGCCGATGGGCTGGCTCCGACCCGGCGAAGGCGTTGGCGGGAAGATCCTCGGTGGGGTCGGAGACGTCGGCGCGCTCCTCTCCACCATCGCGGGGCAACCCATCGGGCCCCCGCGTGCGTCGATCTCGGAACTCGCGGCGGCATCGAAGATGCGCAAGGAGTTCAAGCAGCAGAATGCCTACGAGGCACTCGCGGCATCCGTGGAGAAGGATGACCCCACCGGGGCTGCACTCATCAGGGCCGGCAACGTCGATGCCTACGGGCGGCGGTCTGCAGCGCAACTCGCTCATCCGCCGGGCGAGTTCGGCAAGAGCGAAGAGGGTTTGTACACGAAGCTTGCATGGCTGAAGAAAAACAAGCCCGACAGCCCGGAGATCCCCGCGCTCGAGCAAGGAATCAAGGACTACGAGGCGCGCCATCCGGTTCCCCCACCCCCGGAGAAGAAGATCCCTCCGGCCGAGGCGTGGCAGCAGCGGCACGACGTGATGATACAGGCGCGGCAGAAGGAGGCAGGGAACTACGGCTACAAGCCGGGGACGCCGGAGTACAACTACTACATGCAGCACGGATTCGGCCCACCCGCTGGACGAGGAGCCGACAAGGATCTCGACTACAACTACTTCTTCAAGCAGGCACTCGCTGCGGAGAAGCAGCGTGCGGCGGGCATGGGCGACGTGCCGAACATGGACAACGTGAAGACGACCGCCGACGCTGCATGGCAGGCCTACCAAGAGAAGCACGGGTCGAAGGGCGGTACGACACCACCGCAGACGCCGACGCCGCCGACGGGCCCGCCGCAGCCGCCTGCACCGCGTCCGGAAGCAAAAGCTCCTGCGCCTTCCTACAACGAGCCGCCGCCGCGCGAACCGGGTACGCCGACCACGTCAGCACCTCCAGCCGCCACCTCAGAAACGCCGACGTCGTCACCCACCGCGCAGGCCGTGCAGGGGCTCGCGACGGCGTTCCGCACCGAATTCGGAGCAGGCGGAACTCAGCTGCAGCCTGCGGAGCTCGCCGGTCGCTATCCGGAGTTCTGGCGTGCCGCGGGCCTTGAGGGGCTTGAGGGGATCAGCAGCGCGCAGCTCGCGGACCTCCTCTCGGACCCGACACGGATCCCTGCCTTCCGCGAGCAACTGCGCGCGCCGCAGCAGCAGGGCGCGCCAGAGCAAGGTCTTCCACAGATGACCAGCGAGAAGACGGGGAACCCCATGTCCGATGCGGGCGTGCGCGAGTTCCTCGCATTGCAAGCGGAGATCAAGGCGGGCGCGACGAAAGACCGACAGGCGCAGATCGCCATCCGACTGCACCAGCTCGAGTAGATGGCAACGCCCAGCGAGATCATGTGGGGGACGGCTGGGCCCACGCCAAAGCCCGAACGCCCTCCGACGCCGACCGAGGTGATGACGGGGAAAGCCCCGCCACCTACGGAGGTGAAACCTCCTGAACCGGAGCAGGAGCCGCTCACGCGGACGGAGAAGGTGCTGCTCACCGGAGCGCGCGTCGTGCCGCCCATCGTTGCCGGCATCGTCTCTGCACCACTCGGACCCCTTGAGCCAGTCGTCACGGCTGGCGTCGGCGCGGGTTCTGAGTACCTCGCGCAGAAGTACGAGACGAGTCGCGGCGCGCGGAAGGAAGTCAGCCCAGGAAGTGTCGCGCTGGCAGGTGGACTCTCCATCATCCCTGGTGCGAAGTTTGCCGGTGTAGAGGCCCCGCTTGCTCGCGCCGGACTGCGCGTCGGTGAAGGTGCAGTGATCGGCACCGGGGCCACGACGGCACAGACCCTCGTCGAGGAAGGACGCCTTCCGACGCCCAGCGAACTCATGTGGGGTGCCGGGACCGGAGCCGCCTTCGGAGCTGCTGGTGGCGCGTTCGAGGCGGCGACCGGTAGAGGCCGCGCCGCCCCGCGCGTCGAAGGCAAGCCCGCCGAGGTGAGCGTCGAGGGACGACCGGCACCGAAGGAGGTCGCAGAGGCTCCGAAGGCACCGGCAGAGGGTGAGCAGCTCTCCTTCGAGACGCCCTCCTACCAAGCCGTGCCGAAGGTCGAGCCGCCGAAGCCGCCACTCGAGCGTGCGGAGCCGACGCCGGAACCGGGGCGGTTCGAGCAGCCGTCCTTCCGGCGGGTGCCGGGGCTGCACGAAGCGGCCTACGGTGAGAAGGTCACACCCGCCCGCCCGCGCGATTCGGAGCGTCTCGCGGGGGAGATCGACGCCGTCGACCGGCAGTTCGCGCATCTGCCCGAAGAATCCCGCAACGTGCTCAAGCAAGTGAAGCTCGACCTAGCGGAAGACACCGCGTGGCGAGCGCGCGAGACGCAGCCGGTACAGCGCACGATGGATCTCGCGGACGAGCTGTCTTTCGATCCGAAGGTCGCTGCGGAGAAGGCGCGCGGGGAGACGTGGAAAGCCGAGGAGCACTACGCCGCCGGCTCACACATCGCGGACATCCTCGACGACATGCAGCCGCTCGCGGAGCATGTCGTGGCCAATCCCGACGACCTCGCCGCCCAGCTGCAACTCAAGAAGAAGCAGACTGAACTCGTCTACTCCGTCAGCGCGTTTGAGAGCGCGAAGGCCGAGACGGGACGTGCGCTGAACATCCTGAAGTACCAGATGACGGCGCTCCGGAAAGGCGATCCGGGGCTGATCAAGGCGGCGCTGCGCCGTGGTGCAGACGCTGGCGAGATCCTCCGGATCATGCAGCTCCCGACCGACGCGGAGAAGATGAAGGCGCTCGTGGCGCTCCAGAAGCCGACGTGGGGCCAGACGGCCCGGAGCTTCTGGATGTCGAATCTGCTCGCGGGGCCGAAGACGTTGATCCGGAACACCATCGGCAACATCATGCCGCCTGTCCTGGATATCGTGACGACCCCGCTCGCGGCGGGAATCGAGAAGCTGCGCGGTGTACGGCTCGCGGAGCGCCAGACGTTCGCGGGCGAGGTGCCCTCCAAGTTCGCGTCACTCAAGTCGCGGAAGATCGGCGGGATGCAGTTCGGGCTCCGCGAGGCGCTCCGACAGGCGAGCGAGGTCTTCCATACCGGATACGAGGTCCAGCCCAGCTGGGAGCACCTGCCGCAACAGCAGTGGTCGGAGCGGGTCTTCCCGAACGTGTCGCCCGGTGTGCGGACGGCGCTCGAGTATCCGGGTCGCGCGCTCGCGGCGACGGACAGGTTCTTCCGCACCCTCAACTACCACATGGATCTCTTCGGCGGCGCGTACGCGCAGGCGCGACGCGAACTCGGCGCGGAGGCACCCTACGCCGCCGTGAAGGAGCGGATGACGGATATTCTCTCTCGCCCCTCTGACGAGCTTCTCGCGAACGCGGAGAAGTCTGCGACGCGCCGGGTCTACCAGGAGTCGGGCAAGGTAGACGAATGGCTGATGAAGGGGCGCGACATCGGCCCCATGGGATTCGTGATCCCATTCGTTCGCACGCCCGTTGCCATTGTGCGCCAGGGCTTCCAGCTGACGCCCGCCGGGTTCTCGACCCGGCTCCACGGGACGGCACCGACCGCGCGCATGTCGGCGCAGATCCGGGGCGAGGCCGCGTTCGGCACGCTCCTCATGGGAGGCCTCGCGATGGGGCTCGCCAACGGACAGATCGTGGTGCACGGCTCTGGCCCGACCGATCCCGTCGAGCGCGACAAGTTCTACCGCGAGGGGCACCGTCCGAACTCGGTCGAGATCGCGGGGCACAGCATCGGCTACAGCCAGCTGGGACCGCTCGCGGAGCCGATCAGCCTGATGGCGAACTACTTCGATGCCTACCGGGACGCGCAGGCGAAGGGCGACACGAAAGGCGCTGCTGACATCGCACAGCGGGCGGCGATCGATGGCGGGGGCCGGGCGCTCCGCTCGATCAAGGATCAGTCCTTCGTGCGCGGCCTCTCGGACCTGAACGACTTCGTCAGTGATCCAGGACGCAAGGGAGTGCGCTTCGCTGGCGGGATGCTCTCCGGAATGATCCCCTATTCGGGGGCGGTGCGGTCGGTGACCCAGGCCGTCGATCCGACCCTGCGCCAAGCTGAGACGATACCGGAGTACTTGGAGACGCAGCTCCCCGGCCTCTCGCAGAACGTCCCGCCCCGGCTACGCGCCACGGGCGAGCCCCTCACGATGGAGCAGGCGGGTGGCGCGCTCGGCCGCGCGCTCCTCCCGACCGACGTCGCGCGGCTCCAGTCGACGCCCGTCGAGCAGGAGCTCGACAAGCACGGCGTGCGGCTCACCTTCCCGGAGGGCCAAGTCAAGGTGAAGATCGGCGGCGGGAAGAAGTCGGAGCCGCTCTCCCGCGAGGACGAGACGACGGTCGCGATGGCGAAGGGGCAGGCGACGATGGCCGCGCTTGATGCACTGATCGCGCAGCCGTCCTATCAGAAAGCCGACGAGCGCGTGCAGGAGAAGCAGCTCCAGCGCACCATCGATCTCATGCGCGGCATCGTGCAGCGGCGGGCTGCGGCGGCGCTGATGGCGAAGCGTCCGCTGACGGTTGATGACCTGATGCCGCCCGTCGTCAGGAAAGGTGCTGCTGCTGCCCGGTGACGCGCGCCCGGCGCGCACTCCGCGCGACCCACCATTCCCACACCCCCAGCACGAGGCCGACGCTCACCCAGGCGAGCACGATGTCGCAGATCGTGATCATCGGGCGGGCCCAACCCGAACCCCACGCGCGATCTCGAACAGGCCGAAGACCTGGAGCAGCCAGAGCACCACGGCAACGACGACGACGATGTTGATGATGCGGAGGATCTTCGGATCGATGATCGACCCGGCGTACGTGTTCAGTGCCCAGAGCAATACCCCGATCACAACGAGGACCACGACGAGCTGGATGAGCTCCATGGGTCACTTCCCGATGCTCGTCGCGGTCACGGTCACGCTGCACCCCGTACACGCGGTGACGTTCGCGCGGTAGCTGCAGCCCGGCGACGTGATGGTGACGAGCCCGCCGCCGACGGCCAGCGTGGTGGAGGTGTTCGCGAGCGAGATCCAGTTGGTCGATGTGCCGCCGCTCTGGATGCACGTCTGCTGGATCTCGACGGTCGCGGTGCCCGCGCCGTTCACGGTCTGGAAGGTGGCCGCGCCACGCCGCCCGCTCACCCCGAAGCTGGCCTCGTTCGCGCTTGCCCCGGTCGCTGCCTGTGCCGTAGCCAGCGTGCCCTGGCCCACCGCGGTCATGTCGAGGACGGCAGCGGATGCCGACGCGGCGATGAGGAGTATCCCGATCACTGCAGTGCGAAGCATGGTTTGTCCTCCTTCGGCGGTTGCGCGTGAATGATCGCGGGTCGAACCCACCGTCGTTGAAAGGCGTGCCACTCGACGCCGGGTCGGTAGCGGATCTGCGAGGGATGCTCCGGTCGCCAGAGCATCGCCATCGGGGTGAAGCCAATGGTGCGGATGGCGTGGAGCCGGGTGGTCGCCTGCTCGCGCGTGTCTTTCGGGTAGCCGATGAGCACGTAGCAGCGCAGCCGATGGCTGGCCCGTGAGAAACCGGCGGCGAGCAGGCGGCGCGCTGCGGACTCGAGCGTCTCGAACGCGTCGCCGGGATCGTAGGCGAAGAAACACGTCGGGCGTGGCGTGAGGCTCGCAAGCAGCTCGACCTGATAGTCCTGGAGGGCGAGCGCCTCGAGGCCTCCGGTGAACGCGACCCGCCGCCCCTGCCGTGCGAGCATGGCGAAGACCGCACGTACATGGGGTTCCGGGCAGGCAAGCAGGTTGTCATCGAGGATGTTCCACCCGTCCTGGATGGGGAGCAGACGCGGGACCGGATCCCGCTTCCAGACGCTGCAGAACCAGCAGCGCCGAGGACAGCCACGGGAGGTGAAGGTGTAGCCATGCTTGATGTAGCGACCGGGGACGAACTCTGCACCGGGATCGCCGTAGGCGACGCCGCCGATCTCAACGGGTGCAACGTGCCGCCAGCACTCCGCGAGGTGCTCCGCGTACGGCTTGTCGTCGGTGAAGGTGACGCTCACATGGACCCGATCCGCCGAGGCGAAGAGATCGGGTGGCCCCACGTAGGCGAGCGCATCGTCGGGCGTCGCACGCGTCCGACGTGGAAAGACGCGGATCAGTTTCACGCCGCAAGTTTTTTCATCTGCCGCTCGAGATCGTAGAGATCGCGGAGCCGGAGGAAACTCTCCCATGCGGGGATGAGTGCCTCACCTGGCCACCAGTGGTGCGAGAAGCCACCGCTCACCTTGTCGAAGCGGCAGCAGTGGATGCCGCCCGTGATCGGCGTGGCCCGCCGGTTGATGTCCCACAAGTGCTGGTAGGCCGCGAGCTGGATCAGGTACTCGGCGTAGATTCCCTTCGACGTCTTCCAGTCGAGCAGGCAGACGTTGCCCTTGATGCGCCCGACCGCATCGGGTGTGCCGCCGAAGCGGTAGCCTTCGGAGACGAGATGGATCTCCGTCTCGATCAACTCGATGCGGGTGCCGGTGAACCACTCCTCGAATGCCGAGAAGGACAGGCCCGCCAATCGGAGATCGTCGGGGCTCGCCGTGGGCGGCGGCACGAAGTCCCGCTTGCGGATGCGCGCCTCGACCATCGCGTGCGCGAGCGTGCCGGCGTCGGCAGCAGCCTGCTGCGTGTCGCGGTAGTTCCTGCCTTCCTTGCCCTCGGTCCAGGCCCAGTGCATCAGCGCGCCCTTGTTCCACCCCAGCGACGTGCCGATCACCGTCGTCACGCCAGGCACCCGCACGCCATTCGCGCGGTACTCAATCGTCGGCATCCTCACTTCTCCCCACTCACACTGAGTCGTTTCGTCCGCTCCACGTTCTGATGACAGTTAAAACAGAGCAGCAGGAGTCCGTGATCAGTCTGCGTGCGAATGACGCGCAGATATCGTTCCCATGGTGCGCCGCATCTCTGACGCTTTTCCGATGCCTGTCTTATCCGAAACCGCCGATGATGCGCGCCGTTGTTCTTCGTATGCTCGACCGTCAGGAGATGCGCTGTGTCTGGAAGGTGACCGACTAGGCAGGGACCGTTTGGATGAACGCTGCAACTGGGGCATGCACAGACAGCACCCAGTGACTCGATGACAAGCATCCGCTGCTTCTGACGATATGAACTCCACGGCGGTCGGCGTGCGGGCCGCAGGGGTCGGGCGTTGCGACTGCGGCGATTACGATTCTGACAGGGGCCGCACGTCTTGTAGTAACCGCTGAGCGGATGCGGCTTAGCCCACCGCACAGCACAGACAGAACAGAGATGCCGGTTCGGGTCCGGCGAGGTGAGTTCCAATAGCATTGTCACCGACGACCTTGATTTTCAATCCACTCGCAGACCCGCGTGTACGCGTTCCCCTTCCAGGGGATGTGCTCGAGCTGGTCGATGTGCAGTTCTTTTTTGATCTTCTCGAGCGTGCGTTCCTTCACCGCCGCGGGGGTTTCCCGCGTGCGCTTCGCCGCCTCACCCAGCAGCGCATAGATCCGCTTCACCTTGCCCGTAGAAATACAGTCTGTCGGTGCAGGTGCGGTCGGCGTAGTATCGGGCGGGAGCTCGTCATCGGCCCACTGCCCCTCGTCCTCTGCCCCCTCGTCCGCTCCGGGCTCCCGCTCGATCTCGTCGGCAGCGTCCGCTTCCGGATCGTCGCCAGTGGATAGCTGGAAGGCTTTGAGCTGCGCGTACTTCGTCGCGGCGGTGATGGCTTTCATCAGCCCCTTGTCGCCGGGATCCTGCCCCGACCCCGGCATCTGGAACTCGAGCGTCGCGCCCGTGTCCGCGTCGATGACGAGGTAGCGCATGATCACCGTGGTCACGATCTCCGATCGCTGCTGCCGGGTCTGCACCTCGCGCTCGCGGATCTCGACCAGCGACGGGATCATCACCACGCGCGCATCGACCATCGCGTGCCGCACGGCTTCGGAGACGTCGGCCTCGAGCGCGTAGTCGTAGTTGTGGAACGTGTTGTGCCCGCGCTTGGGCACGGTGGCGACGCTGCCCATTACCTGGACGAGCTTCGCCGCGAGCCCGCCGAGGTGGTTCGTTGGCGGGGCGACGACCGGGACGGGGCCGAGGGTGAGCGTGTCGCTCAGCTCACTCATCAGGCGTGTTCTTCAAGCTCGCGAGGTACTCGTCGAAGGCGATGGGGTCGTAGCGGATGATGCGGGGACTCAGGCGACGGGAGAAGGGATACTTCTGCCACTGCCGTTTGACGTGCTCCTCGGTGACACCGAGGCGCTCCGCGATCACATCGGCTTTGACGTAGCCCCGCGTCGGGAGCCGCTCACGGGGCAGCGTGACCTCGACGGGAGGGCCGAGACGACGTCGCTTCATGCCTCCCCCGGTACGCCCGTGCCGGGGCAGATGTCAATGCAGAACCGTGCTGCCCTTGCACACACCGCCACAAGCCGTGTATGTCAAACGTCAAAAGGGTTGACATGTATAACCGGACGGGCGTACAGAGGAGGCACGAAGCCAGCGCACGCAGATGCCCGTCCCCAGTCCGCGAGGGACCATACCGACATGGCCAAACCGAGAACGCCGACGCGGCGACGTCGGATCACCCGCGAGCCGCAGTACGTGATGCGGGTGAACATCCTCCTCACCCAAGAGCAGTTCGTGAAGCTGCAGGCATGGGCCCGCGACGAGGGACGCCCACTGCCAAACCTCATCCGTCGTCTGATCGATCTCGGCATCTCGCAGCGCACCTAGAATTCCGTAGACGGGCCCTTCGCTGGGGAGGTGGCGGGGGGCAAAGGGGGAGGTTTGCTCCATGGGACACAGGCGTCGCTCTGGCACGCGTGCCATTCCGATCGTCATTCCGGTCGCACTGTTCGGGCGGTTGCCCGCGCGCGTGCTGCGGAACCTTCCACGGGGGGGGGGGGGCCGGGGCGGGCAAGTGAGCCCAACATTTTCCCGGGCCCCCCCCGCCCGGCCTTCCCCCGTTCAGAAAAAAAAGGAGGGCGCAAA